ATGCAGAAAATCACATTTTCGCTAAAACCGAGGACACGTACAAGATTAGACGGATCCTCAGCTCTTTACCTTATTCTTAGAATTGATGGGAACCGAAAGGACATTCCGATTAATCAGTATGTTCCTTTAAAAAACTGGGATTCTAGATCTCAATCACTAAAGGCCGGCAAAGGTCTATCTAGATTAGCCGCTGCTGAAAAAATGGTTATTGTTGAGTCGATAATCCGAAAGGCTAAACAGATCATTGATGATGCGGTGCTTAGCGGAATACCATTGACACATAATGAATTCAAGAAAAGGCTACACACTTCCAACAAGCTCTTTGAGCTTGGCGCATTCATGAAGGAAATCATTGATAGTAATCCAGATAATTGGGTTCCGGACACTTTGCGTAGTTATCGCAGCGCACTTAAACTACTGGAGGAACAGTTCCAGACTATCTATCTATCCGACATACCTGATTTTCAATCAAGACTCGAGAAGACCATGGTTCGACTTGGCAATAATCCTAATACCAGGAAAAAACGGCACAAGCAATTCAAAACCATGTTCAACAAAGCACGTGAGTCCGGGTACAACCTTCCTGATTATTACCTTAAGCCGATTGGAGTGATTAAAGGCCATCGTGATTTCTTACACGTTTCAGAACTCAATTTGGCTTTAAATGCTTTTCACGATGGACTATTCAGTCATGCACAGAATAAAGCGCTTCGCGTTTTTCTTTTTAGTTGTTTTACAGGGTGCCGGTACTCTGATTTAATTGAACTCACTCACAAGAATATTAGTGCCGGCACTCTCAAATATATTGCTCAGAAGACTAGAAGATTCAATAAGGAAATCCAAGTTCCTATCCCTGAGGTAGCCATGGACCTGATTCCAAATAGAATCGGTAAGCTATTCGACGTTCCATGCAACCAGGTAATCAATCGGCGATTGAAAGAGGTTTTTCAAATTCTGGAAATAAATAAGCATATTTCATTTCACTGCAGCAGGCATACTTTTGGTACCCTATACATTTATCTAGGTGGCGAGGTTACCAACCTGCAGCAGCTTATGGCGCATTCCGACATCGACACTACGATGAATTACGTAAAGATGGCCAGAAACATTGACCTATCAACCAAGAGTTTATTCGACAAAGAATTTGCCAACCGTATAAGATCAATTACAGCAGGAAAGGTCAGTCTCCTAAATGTGATGTGATGCGATTTCTAGATTTTACGGAGTAATAGTTCCACCTCTTGCAGATCCCCGTCCTTAATTTTTGCTGATGATGTATCACAAACGAATCTTTGGTTATTTAGGATAACTGGAGCTCCTAAATCCAGATCATCAAAGATTCTGCGGGGCATCAGAAACCTTCTTTTGTATTGCCGATTATCCGAATTTATAAGACCGAGCCATAGTGCCCATTTACCCCCTGTGGAATTAATATTTGGATTTAGCCAAAGTGAGGTTTGATCAATTTCGTTAGCTGCTACTGGCAACCCATTTACAAGTCCAGCATAATAACCCATTCTTAACTTTTCTAAAGGCTCTCCATCCGTCTCCACTGCAGGAGATACACCTCGCTTTTGAAATAGAAGGGAATCAAAACCGTCTGGATATGGTGTTTGACTAAAACTCTGCTCCATTAGCGGACTCGACTTCAAGGTTATTTCCTCAATGTCCTTTTCCTCTGGCTCTCCATTTAGGAGAATTACTCGAGCATCTTCTGTCACCTCGATATAGCTTTTGTAAATGGATAGCTCCCTGGATTTCTCAGCATCAGAATTAGGCACATAGGCAATGCGGTATCGCTTTTTTTCTAAAAATGATACCGGTGTTCCCTCTAATAAGTATTGGGTGAGATCCACTCCCTTTCGATTTGTCAGAATATCCGGTTTATAGTCAAGGCTCACTGTTCGTTGTTCTCTATCAAATCCAAATCTAAGACAACGGCTATTTAGTACTCCTACAAAGAGGTCGGAGAACTTCATTTTAGGCAAGTAAGGACCTAGATTGGTAGGAGCAGCTGACTCTAAAAGTGGATTCCCTTTTTTCCTCACCTTAAAAGAGTATTCCTCCAGGTAATGCGGACCGTCTATGTTGTAATAGACCCTAAGCCTTACATAGTACTTCTTATTTAGATTTCCTTGAGCTGCACTAATCTCTATCTCCTTGTACAATTTGACTCCGTTTGAGTACGTAGCATTAATCTGATCAAATGCCTTAACTACTGTATGGACTCCGCCCGACTCATACATAAGTTCGATCTTTATAAAGCTGGTTGATACCAATAATTTGCAGTCAAATCTGAAGACAAATATCCCTTCTTCGTTTGACAGGTACTTACCATCCGCATCAATAGCTGCGTTAAGAGTGTTTTGATATTGGATTATCTGAGTACCGGTGCCTTGAATCAACACCCCCAGTTTTTCTCCAGTGCCTTCGGTTTGCTCATATATCGTAGGCGTGACTCTTTTGTCCAGACTGAGATTACCAGCTATGAAAAGCTTTCTTTCTATGCTATTACGGATAAATGACCCTTTAAGAGCGTAACCGTCTGATTTGAACGCCACTGATAGCAACTCAAACAAGGCTATCTGCGGCACCAGGGTATTGATATTATGAACGTCAAACGATCCGTCAATATAGTTTACTCGATAACTAAGTGTTAGAGGATCGTATGCATTAAGTACATTTTGAAATGTTGGATTTACTTTCTCTGATGGATCCGTATCGATGTCATCATAGAATATAGGATTAACAAGCATCGGGAAGTAGACTTTTGTTGATGGCCAAACCTTACTTATTCCGTCATTGTAGAAGTCTGTTAGACTTTTGTTATTGGGGATCACAAACTCATCACAATACCTTGTGAAACAAGTCAATTCACTCATTCCAAAATAAAGGTTAACCGTGAGAAACTCGTCGAGCTCACGAAAAACCATCTCCGCAAGGTAGTATCGTCCAGAGTGTTCGAATAAAACATTGATTGCATCCGTATTCGCGATTGCTGCAGGTAAATCCAAACCCTGAAGTAAGCGGCGATTTTTACTCGAATCCATATATGGCAGGTCCAGCGGCAACGAAAAATCCTTTTTCAGATTCGTTTCAAAATAACCGCTTGTCTGCTCTAGAGTAATTTCTGATTCCCTGGAGATCTCGAAAGACTCTCCGTTATATTGAATATCGGCCATTGCTATAATACTTATCAGCGTTTTGGTCGTATACGTTCAACGTTTCGCTATTAGTACGACCACTAAGATCATCGTAGAGATCCTTTTGTCCGGATTTTAAAATTATTGGACGATAGTAATCGTCCTCGACCAGGTAAACTTCTGTAGAAGATAGGACTTCGCTTAGCATGACCATTTCTTCAGGGGTCTTATAGCCGGTATCCAGTACCTGGTATGGACGTATTCTCGTGTTGAAATTCCTCGTAGTTCTTGTCTCTTTAGTATAGGCCTCAGGTGTCTGTTTTGATACGACATCGGTTTCGTTCTCCAATTTGAAGGCCCTCAACCCCTGAAACGCCATAATTTCGAAGTAACCAAAGCTGTTTTGATAGAGTATCTGGCTTAGAAATTCACCCTGGTCATGATCCACCTCGAACGAATAGTTATTGGGCCAAATTGGTTCCCCTGGTGCCGCGGTTTCAGCCCAAAAGACTTCGTATTTTACAATCGTTTTTTCAGAGTTATTAAGAGCTGCTTTAGCGAGATTGTAATGAAGTGGTATCCGGTAGATATTATTCTTCACCAGGTTTACATTTTCAAAGAGGGATACAATTGTTTCAGTTCCGTCTGAACATTCCAACCGTAGCTGTAAATGCCGCGTCACGTCATTATTCCCATACATATAATGTAAGTAAACCTGTTGATCCGGGAATATTCTGTTATTGTATGGAAGATTTGTAAGCCAGGCAAAGTCGTCTGAAATTGCTGACTCCAGGTCAAAACTAGCAAAATCCTTTTCACTGACTCCTCCTGGTAGTAACCTAAACAAGGGTGATTCAGCAATTTTATTCCCCGCACCAAGACTCTCTGAAAAAAGCTCTGTATAAGCTACTTTGTACTCCAGCATAGTTGAAGTCACATTGCTTACTAAACCCTCATTAAAGCTAGGAAGGTTTAGATCAACGTCATCTGGAGACATCAATTTATTTAGATAGAAACGTGCTGCTCCTTTATTTGTCGGCACTCTAAAAACACGCTTTATCCAATCCGTAAGACCGGCTTTCCGGAAGTAGAGATCCAGGTAAATATTCAATTGTGAATTTACATTTCCTTCGTCGCCCGATAGACTTGGCACCAAGGTTAAAAATGGGTTACTCAGGGTAGTTGTAAAATCGTAAAAGCTTCCTGCTTCATTTGCCGCTACCCTGACCGTATCTGAGCCAATATACTCTACCGACCAATAATTACTTAGTAGCAAATTACTGTTCCAATTAGGCACGAAGTAATTGACCAGGAACTCTTCTGTGGTTCCAAATCCAGGAACATCAAATAGCCACATACCTTCCCCTGCAGGAGTACTTTTAAAGAAGATAATTAAGGTTTCTGTTCCATCCCCAAAGTTCAACTGGAGAGTATCATTATTCAGTGGAATAGAACTAAATTCAAGATCTACCTCAAAGTTGACGGGTGGACTTTGGTAATATTGATCGCTTGTTAAATCTAATATCACATTGTTGCCAAGAAGGCTAATATCCTTGGGATAACTTACCGTAATCATGAATTCACTTTAGCTTGTTCTCTGATCATTTTCTCCAGATTTTCTTTATCTCTTATCCTTCGTCGGGTATCTTCTGCCAGCAGTGCTATACTAGGTTCACGACCAGCTATCAATATCTGCTTAAGAAGTTCATTTGTTTCGGATAAATCAAAGTCTAATAACGGTTGGCTAACATCAGGATACTTTCCTTGTGCGTAGCCCTGAGCACGACCAGACATGGCATATATGTCCCTTATAATATCTGGTCTAAACTGCTGTAATCGTTGAGTGGTAAGGCCATCTACAACGATTTCAGGCTGCTTTTCAGCAACCAACATATTTTTCGAAAATGATACAGTTGGTGCAGAATATAGTCCAGTTTGCAAACTTTCATTTCGGCTTGCCAAATACCGATCTCCATGTTGATCAATGACCGGATAGTTACCTTCTGAATAAGATCTAATCTTATTAACCTGTGCCTGGGCCGCTGATGCCTGAGCAATGCCTTGTGCAATGATCAAACCTTTCAATAGTAGCGCAATTGGGTAAGGTAAGTCTGCAGGTAATCTAGATAGCGCCTCATAAGTATTTACTCCAATCATGGAAATTGATGTCAAACCTTCCAAAACGGCATATTTCTTCGCTATCTCCCTACGCTGCTTCTCTGCTTTGTCCTTACGCTTCGTATAGTCCTCCTCACTTTCTCCTTTTCTCCTGGTTACTTCTTCAACCCCTGTCAACTCCTTTTCTACTAAGGCCTGAATCGTCCCTTGGGAGGCTATTGCAAACTGCTGCATAGCCGTCAACTGCGCAGATCTTCCCTTTCTGGCTTCCTCGGTAAGTCCCGCTATCCGCTCTTTTTCTTTATCGGCATATATGGAAGCCAGATAATCCTTTGCAATTAAATATTCCTCTTCAGTAAGTAATCCCTGTTCATGGAAAGAACGCAATTCATCTAGTTCTTCCTGATGTTCAATTTTCAAGGCTTCAACATCAGTATATACACCATATTGCTTTCTCAGTTCCTTTTTCTTCCTTCCTTCCTCTATGATTTCATCCATTTCAGCATCAAGACGTTCTCTCTCTTGCCTACGTGCCTCATCATTCAGTTCTTTTTTTGCCTTGAATCGTAGGATCTCTAATTCATGAGCCTCACCATAATGCTTCTTTGATAGTTCAATTATCCTATCAAAGTGTTCCAGCAAATCCCTAGCTTCATTTGCATATTGTGACTTTAAAAAGTCCTGGATTTCCTTCTCCTCCTTCTTTACAAGTTCTAAGCGCTTTTTTGCTTCTTTATTCTTATCATCCTTCGATTCGATTATTACTGGCGATTCCTTCTTTCCGATAAGTTGATTCGCCTCTTCCAGAGTGACACCGACTGACTTCAATTTCGATTTAATGAAATCATCGATACCTGTCATTAAGCCATAGAATTCAGAATTCACGAAATCGTTAAACAAAGAATCTGCTGTCGCTCCATCAATAAACCTTAGATACTTTGCCAGGGAACCTCTCATTTGAGCTTCCCAATCTTTATTATCCGGAGATTCAGCCCTATCCAAATCAGCAGCACCACTACTTTTCAGAAATTCTTGATATTCTTTCTCAATTTCTTTTCGCTTCTTAATCCACATGTTTAGGTGCTCTTGCAGAATATCAGGACTAGGTTTGGTTAACCATTCCCCAAATCCTCTTGGAGGATTATTTTGAGCTTTGGCCATGTCCATATTCAACTCGGCAATTTTTTTCTGCACCTCGGTTAACCTTCTTTCATATTCCCCTGAAATCTCTTGATTTGCTAAGATTTTGATTCGCTTCTGAAGTTGTTCATTGGCTTGAAACTGGGCTTTCGAAAGGGATTCGTAACTGTCCTTTTCTTTCACCAGACTGGGCAAATACTCCCCATACTTATCATTCAAATCCTTGATGAGCTGATTCCTATAAGCTGTTTCTATATTGGAATCTCGTAACAGATCAAACATCGCATTCATAGCAATGAGATCCTTTTTAAGTCCTTCCGATTCTTTTGGCTTAGAAATCCTCTCTATCCATGAAACGGCTTTTTCGATACCTGAAAATAGTGACCCACCTATGAACGCTTCGCGAATTCGTCTGCCAACCTTTTGAAGATTGGCAGCCATATTTTCGTTTTTCTGATTGTATTCATTAGTCAAACTGGTTGCCTCTATCATTGCTTTATTGGCCAGCTGCTGTTTTGCTCTTACATTATCTACATTATTAGATAAGGCCGTGAGCACCTGAATACTTCTATCACCATCAATACCCAGTTCCTCAAACCTTTTTGCCATGACGCGCATTCCCTCATTGTTCCCCTGGAGCCCCGATAGGAACAATAGAAGCGCTTCATAGGTGTCATTATCAAGCGTTTTTGTGAAATCAGCCAAGGACATATTCGCAATTTCAGCGTAAGCCTCAGTGTTTTGCATCATATCGACAATTACCTTATTCAAGGCGGTAGCGGTAACCTCCTGAGACTGCCCAGCTTCATCAGCTGCTGCAGCTAAGCCAATTACCTTGTCAGCTGTAATTTCAGCTGATGCGGCAATACCGCTCATCCTTCTAAGAATATCAACCTGGAATCCTGCCTGGTTGGAACCTGATGCCGAAACCTCATTTATTGCAGAACCCAATCTATTCATAGATGCCCCTAATCCTTCTGCTCGAGCATCTCCTACTTTGTACTGTTCCGCCATTTTACCTACCACGCGAATATTCTCATTGACATCACCTGGTAAATCGTCGCCGAGCGCAACACTCATCATATTTGCGGCATCCACAAAGTCAATTATATCCTTTCGAGATTTTTTGCCTAACCTTCCGGCTTCTTCCGCTAAGGCAAGTAATTCGATTCTTGGTGTCCGGGTATCTAAAGATGTCAGTTCACGACTCATTTCCGCTACTTCCCTTTTAGTCAGCCCAGTCGTTTTCATTACATCGACTTGTGCATCACTTAATTTTGCGGATCCTTGAGCCAGGGTGTTAAAGCTGAAAACAACACCCGTTAAGGCGGCAGTAAAAGCAAACGCCATCGTTGAGTACCGATTAAATGAATCGGCCAATTTTCCAAGACCTTTGTTTGCTTTCTTCCCATTCACTCTTAAGCCTGAAAGCCTCTCATTAATAGCAGTTAGTTCACCCTTGTATCTTTCATACTCAGGACTTTCCGGAACCATATTGTGGAGAAGTAACCGCAGACGGGTTTGCTCTGATTTTAGTTGCTTTACAGTCAATCCCGTCAGACCGATTTCTTTTCGCAATTCAGCCATTCGATCCTTGGTCTTCCTAGTTTCATCGGCATTAGCTCTTAGCTCTGCAGTAACTTTTTTCCACTCTGCGGATCCCTGCTTATTTTCACGCTGGAGCTTATTTTTTTCGGCTCTGAGATCTTTATATCGATCATTCAATTTTCGTTGATGTTGCTCAAGGTCTATAAGCTCCTTTTTAGCTTTATCCCCATTTATGACAACAGTAACCTTCAGGATCTCATCAGTTAGCTTCTTCGCCATTATTGCTCAATATCAATCTTTAGTTCACCACTCAGCTTCTTCTTAACTTCTTCCGTGTACCCATAGCTCAGCTGGCCTACAATGTTGTTTAGGTGGCCAAAAACAATTTTATTGTACAGCACATAACTTCTTTTCCTTCTAGATCGACTCTTCACCTTATTGTCTCCAGTTTTCAGTTTCAATGACCTTGGCTTTGGTTTTATATCCAGGAACCGGAGATATTTAACAAATGACAGCTCGAGTTCTCCCGAATCTCCACCGGTCTCACTGACTTGCAATCGGATTGATTTACGCATGTGCCTGGTATAAATCAGATTCTCCTTATCGATAGTTCGGTGCTGAGCATTTCTTATACTCTTACCTTCTGACAGTAAAATGTTTTTTACAAAGCGCCTTTTTAATTCTGAATCGTTGGGAATGGACATATCCGAGTTTCTAAAGACAATATCTCGGTACTAAAGAGCATTGAAAAGGACATAGTGCTGATTCCGCAAATCACTTAGTCATCTCGATTGGTTAAAATCCATAGCGAAGATTGGCCCTGATTAGTTCCCCAAAAGACTTGCCGACATAAACTTTATTTCAGCTTCCTTTTGGTACCACTTAATCGCACGGGCCTTACTAACTGCTATAATTTTAATTCAATTCGACATGATTACTGTAAGTTCCTTTGACATCAACACTCTTAGTCTAATCAAGCTTATCTATGGACTAAAAGACTATGAAGAAATCTCAGAAAAAATGTTCCTATCGATCTTTGGAAAGATTAAAGCGCATTGCAAAAAGATTGAGACAATCCACCTGCAGAAAGAATATAACACTCTGCTCCACTACCTAAAGTTTATGCGCGAAACTTACAATGAGCAGGAACGGCCCAAGCGTAACCAACTCTTTAAAAGTTTAGTCCTTCCACAATTTGAAGATCTCTACCATGAGCATCAAGGATCTGAATACCGTGTTCAGTTCATGGCTCGATAAATCAAAAAGCCCCGGAGTAAATTCCGGGGCCTTTCTAACCTGATTAATCTGCTTCGCAGAAAATAAAACGATTCGATACTCGAAATGTTTTAGAATCTAAATTCCGTTGTGCGCAACATAGATGGTCACAAGAGCTTGGCCGGCCTGATCATAAGTGAAAGCCCTTTCCACTACATACAAACTCCCATGATTGAGAATAAGCTTTAGCAGCTCCTCTTTAGTGAGCGCATCATCCGATTTCAAAAGCTCAGAGACGTGAACTAAGTCACCGGTGTTAGGCACATCTGAGATTAACCCCTTGCAAAGCATTTTACCTGCTCTGGTATCATCCTCCACAATGTTATGCCAATAAAATTGTGCGTTTGCCATGGTGTATTTTTAGAGTGCGAATGTACCCGGAAGAAGCTCAGAAAAGCTTCATTCGCAGAAAAAAGCCCAGTATTAAACCTGCAGCCAAATAAACCCACCAGGGAATGAAGTCCTTTAAGCGCTCCCACCAGGTGCGCGGATCCTTCTCAATTATTTCCTTAGAGGTCTCTTGAGTGGATTCGCTAATCCTTTCCCTCAGTCGTTCAATCGTCTGATCCTTATCGTCGCATTGTGCAACCAGATTCCCGAACCGGTCTTTCCAGATTTTAAGCTCACCTGCAGTATTAGGATCTGTGATTCTAATGGTATCATGAATCTCTCTTTCAATTATCTCAGGAATTGAAAACTGAGTCCGAATAGTAAAGCCTGGGATAATAGTGTCCTTTCGCTCAGTGTTAACCTCTACAAGCCGAAAGGACTCTGTGCTTTGGCTTATTACCTTTTTTGATTTACAACCCACTATAAGGGCTACAATCAATAATAGTTTAATCGCTTTCATCCTTCTTCTTTTTTTCGATTTCTTGAGGTGATTTCCTTTTGATGGCCGCTCTGATATAGTCCCAAAGATCAATTCCGAAGATGATCTTGAAATTGGAGAGGATCGACCTTAGTTCCTGGAGTGCAAGAAAGCCGGCCATTAATCGCATGAAGGGTATTCCAGGGATAATTTTGGATTCAATTACCCAGCCTACAAATACTATCAGTGAATAGAATATCACTTTGTTAATGGAGTGCGTAACCTTCGCCCAAGAGAATGGCACCTTCTGCTTTCTACTCGCCCTATATCCAAGAGCAAAGTCCGCAGCAATGAGTAAGAGAATGGCTCCAACGACATCGTATATGGGGCCAAGAATGGCCATGAACCACAAACCTAATTTCATAAAGAAGTCTATGGTACTTGAGGCACTCAATAGATTAAGAAGCTGCTTAGGCATTTCCAATCAGGCTACATTGAATAAATAGACTTTCGGAAGGCGCGGATCGTCAACAACGTCCAGGTGTACCCATTTTATAGGTTTACCCTTTAGTTTGTGTTCAAGTCGAATCTTGAAAGGCAGTTCAGCCTTATGTTCAACAAGCCAGTCTCGAACCTCTTGAGCTGTCATTCCTTTAAGGTCAAAATCCACCGCCATGGCGAAAACATGAGATGACCAATAAGGAGATTTACGAGCTTTTACAATGGGTGCGAGATTATCTCGAACACCACGCTCATCGAACTCCCCACCCCATAGATAATTATTGATAGTCATCTTTCTTCCAGTAGTCTCCCGGATAAAAAGAATAGTGGCCAGAAGTCGAGGATCTATACGAGAAAGGAAGAAGTAATCACCGCGATGCTTGAATTTCTGATAGGCCCACGGAGTTACCAGTTCACGAACATCAAAGTATTCTAAGATTCGATCATACAAATTTCTGGAATCAAATATCAGTTCCTGGTATTTCTGCATTTGGTTACTCATGGCCTCTTATATATTTCTAGTTAGTCTCAAGGGTGATTGAATAGCCATTACAATCGAATAACTGGTATTCAGGCTCTACTAAAACCTTACCGTCCCAGTTTTTAAGGAAATTGCAGTTATTCTCAACTTGGCTATTCAGGAAATCTAAAAACCCGACGGTGGACAAATGAATTTCATTCATTTTAATGATCTCCTCAGATGCACTTAGGTCGTTGTCGTCGAATTTATCCAGGATCAGGAACATCAAATAATTCGACCATTTGTGATAATCAATTCCGCCATCTCTCAATGCTGAAGGTAAAATTGTGAATAGGACCGGCAGCTCATTATCAGATTTCGATAGATCCTGCACCTTTTTCCGGATTTGGTTTTCATCAAAAATCAAATAGGCCGACTTTATTGGATCTACCTCCGCCTTCACTTTATTGGTAAACTCTTCAAGGTCTTTAGGTCCTATCATTTTGATACTTATCTTTTAAACTTTCCGCTTCGTAGTGCTTATCAAGCATATAGATCAAAGAGCTTACGATATTTTGCTTGCCCGTTTGTTCAATGTCACCAAATACATTATTCTCACTTAATGCGAAAAGGACACGAGAAGGTCCTACGGATTTACCACTAGCCTCTCCGGATTTAAATAGAACTGAAAAGTTGTAGGACCGACCATCCTCCAGATGTATATCTTGAGTGGTCAGATAATTAACTGCTGATTTGAAGAAATAATAGATTGACAATAATTGTGCTTCGCTCAATCTCTCAAAGTACTTTTCATTCCTATGTGCATTTTCATCTGAATAGGGCTTAACATGCCCTTTAAGACTTACTCTGCAGTATAGATGACTAGCTAACTTAACTAAGAGGCGCTTTTCCTGTTGTTGCCGGTAACCTTCCGCTAGTTCCAATCCACGCACAAATTGCTTTAATGTAATATCGGCTAACGCATCAGCTGGCCCTTGAAAATGTCGAAGGCCAAGTTTGATTTTTGGCACCAGGTTAACAGCACATTCTACCGATAGTGAAACACCTTGCGGACCTGAGCTATAAAACACTTCTATAAGCTCCAATAGTTGCCCAAGAGCGATAAGAGAGTTATCGTTATGTTCTGCCTTAAACTTTAAATCCAAAAAATTATAAAGGAGTAGAACCTTTGATTCTTCTAGGTTAATGTGGCCTCTTTGAAGCATCATTTCTACCTGCACCAGGTATATATATTGATCGCTACTTAATTCGCTTATATGCTCCGGCAGTTGGCGATGATGTCTACCTAATTGAATACTATGCACTCGGAATGGTTTTTAGCACTGGTACACCTTTTTTAAAACTCATTGAAAGTCTATTCTGACTTAGCTTTTTTTCAAACTTTTTTGCAGTTAGTTGCTGTAGGTGATGCTTGTTAAGTTGCTTTTTCGCTTTCGTACTTAGCATGTAGTCTAGAATTTCAGACTCCAGGGTATTGATTTCCCCGTTTCTTTCACCCATTGCTATCTGTAAGGCATTCAGCAATTTTCGCTCTTTCCTACCCTTCAGCCTTGAGATCTGCATTTTCAGGTAAAGCGTTATTAATTTCCAGTAGTATCGCATATTCAAAATGTTAAAACCTGTAAAATTTATCATCTCTGTAGTCCTCTTCTTCCTCCCGCTCAATGCCCTCTAAATCAAACCTTGTTTTTTGAATTAGCTCATTTAACATCATTTCCGCGGACCTTAGCGTCTCCTGGAGCTCAATTACCACTGAAGATTTTGTCCCTTTCGTAGCTGGCACCGATCCCTTGATAGTCAACCTTTCACTAGAGTATTGTTCAACGATATTTCCGGGTAATAGAGAGATCGGAAGCTCATTTATAGCCCTGATTAAAACTGTTAAGCCTTGGGCCGTTCTAGCATGTTCGAGCATTTCGAGTTTAGCCGGTAAAAGCTCCCCGCCTGACAATAGATAAGATTCAATTTCTGCGTAATAATCACCTAATTGAATCTTTAAAGTCCTGTCCTGGTATCTTCTAAAAAACGCATAACATCGCGCGTAGAGCAAGGGATCATTCCCGAGGGGGTGTACCTCTGCCCACTGAGTGAAATCCTGGATAAAGAGTGTTCTTTGCTTTTTTCTTTGGGCTGAGTCCTTCCACTCCTCAAACAAGTCCCTTTCTGACTCCAGGTATGCTAGTAATGCATTTAATGAGAGATAGGCTTGCTTGCGCTGCGCCGCTTCCTGCTTGAGTATTTTTTGCTGTGTAGCTGGTTTAGAATGATCGTCCCAATGTTCCCTACGTCCATTTTTTGAATGAATCACGTCATTTGTGGGTGCAAACTCCAGATATGAATTTATAGCAGTTACATCTTGCGATAATCGAACTGCGTAATCTAGCTTTTGAAAGTCCTCATTGGCCTGTTCGTCTACTTTGTAGTCTTGAGAAAGATAGTGGCTTAGAAGCCTTTGATACATTGGATTACCAACCAGCTGCTGGAGTTTTTCGGATTCTCTTTCAAGATATGGCTCCAGCTTACCGAATCTTTCATCCGGATCTAGGTGTGGAATGAAGTTTCTTAATTCCTTAATGCCCTCACCTCCTTTATTAAATAAGCTAAGCATTGATGCGACTTTTAGGTGTTACATCCTCCTCCCTGATGGGGAGCTGACGATAAAATCCCAACCGGATATTTCGGCCAGGCCAATTTTGCTCAATAGATCTATTCCAAGCTTCGCAAATAATTTCCTCCGGAAGATCTACTTCTGTCAGCAAAAAGTTTCTCAGCGCATAAAGCTGCTCACTTCCTGAATCTGACTTTCCTTCAGCACTAACATTAGATAATGCAGCATGTAGGCCCAATCCAGACACGGTATTAAAATCAGCACGTTTACTTATCTCTAGATTAGCCTCTACGAAATCCTTAATCTTCTGATCTACCGGTATAAATTCCCATTTATGTTCTACAGGTGCCCTACCATCAATCGACTCTATGATACTTTCCGTAGCTATAAACTTGCCTGTGTTTTCCGCACCTGAGAGCAGACTAGCGACCTGCCTCAGTTTCCTATCCTTGAAGTCCTGAAATACCTTTTCTTTCCATGGTCTTTGTTCCTTCTCCTCTCTCATCATCAAGTACTCTTTCTGCGCAGTCCAATACCTTTCAGGGACTATTATGTGCCATCTTATAGTCAAGTTGTTTTTAACCAAAGTTTCGAGGATAAATGGAATCGCTGAACTTCGCTTTATCCATGGTAAAGCACTTACTACATCGGGATAAGGGTAATATCTAGTAGCATATGCATTCAAGTAGCTTTGCATAATTGCCACCTCAAACTCGACGATTGATTCAGGCCCGATTAATGGATACGCCTTATACTTTGAGGTCAGATATTTGTTCCAGCGGCCTATTAGTGCGTGGGTTGGTGTAACCTCTTCTCCAAATTTATCTTTATCGATAGGATACCCCACTCTTAACTTATCTGCAGGAATATGTTCGATTTTAGCCACCCTAGCAGGCCCGCCGATTCTTGGTCCCCTATTCCTTACAATCTTATGAACAACCTGCTCCCCATGATTATAATCTACGATTGCGCTGCGTAATTGCTTCCTATAGTTATTTGCATTTAACCAGGCCATTACCTCAGGATCAGTTACCGGCTTTTTGATTATAGTACCCTTTTCATTGGCCTCAAGGCTATACAGGAAGGGGCCTTGTCCCCAAGTCAGGAATAACCGCTTAGTAAATATTCTAGGTGCCAGATGATTATTCTTTATTCCTTCCCTTATTTCTCGCGGCAAATCATTCTTAATCCCATAAGGCAGTACCCTATAGTTACCTACTGTTAGCTTATGATCTTCCCAATCCCAACCTGTTCTATTTTGGGAAACACTTTCCTCTACTTCAGACCTGGTTTTATTAGTGATTTCAAAGGTGTAGACATTGTTGTCATCGAATATTACCCCTTCGTTGCCCCTTTCTTCTATTTTCATTGGTCAAACTCAATTTTATGGCCATCTATCTCTCGTATTAGCGGGATCCAGCAAGACCGATTCTCTTTGGTATCAACATCAAATAGGTAGAGTTTAAAATCTCTATTCCTATCCCTGGGATCCGACTTCCGTAAAATGCATTTCTCGATCACCTTTATAGCATCTCTTCCACTCTCACCGGATTTAACGAATACTATTCGAAAGGGATACTGCCTTTCTGTCAAGCTCCTGGCATGTAACAGACCATGGTTAAGGTTCATTCAATACACTTTATACAAGCATACTCAAGTAAATACTGGTTGAAAAGGACAAGACTGGTTGAACGCGGGATACAGAGCCGGTCGTCATATATCCGAAACCATTAAGAAAATGGTGCGCACGACGGACGAAGGGAGCGGGGCGGTATCGGAAAGCACAAAAAGAAAGGGGCTCGAATTTTCGAAGCCCCTTCTTTGTTGTTAATCAACTATTTAGTATTTCAGCCGTTTTATAATGGCCTATTTTTTTCGGATTCTGAAGAATTAGTTTGCTGTTTTGCCTTCGAAGCTTCCCAAACATGAATAACCAGCTTTGCCCACCTTGGGAGCTCTTTATTCGGTTGCAGAATAGACTTAACCGAATTGTAGGTAAAGCCTGTTATTCGTGCTATTTCATGGTAGTCTAGATTCAAATCAGCTTGCAGCTCTTTAAATTTCTTGTGGTCCGACATAGGTAAATATTAGTTTACTAAACTAACCTTTCCTTACCTGTTCAGGAAGAACAAAACCTTTAATTTCACAAATTCTCTGGTTAAAGCGCGCCCACAAATCCAAGTCCTTCCATTTTAAATGAATTGTACCCTTTTTGAAGGCCTTAGCTTCAAAGTATCCATAGAAATCATACCATTGGCCCCAATTCTTGTTCTTATAGGAGCTTACACCCGCTTGTTTCTCTGAATAAGTCCAAGAATTTACAAGGTCATGAGGCCTAGCATAGGGGTTTTTCCCGTAATTCAATCTAATTTCTTCCTCCGTTGCCCTTGGAGCAGTCCAGCCGGTAAGATGATCTAAAACCATAATCAGATCATTGATAACTGAGCGCGAGTAATCACCATAAAAAGCTGTATCAACATATCCCCCAGAGGAATATTTATCGCTGAATACACCGTCAAAAATGAACTTTTTACCTACCAAATAGGAATCATTGGTTTTCCATCCTGGGACGTTCCAACGGTTATTGTGATAATGTCGAGTTAATCTATCAAAAACCTCCTCATAAACGCGATTCATACGCTGGCCATGAGTCTGTACAATCAAATCCAGCATTATATAAACATTCTTCATGGTAAAAGGAACCTCAGATTGTTGGGTGATAAATTGGTTTATCTCCTCATTAAGTTTAGAGGTTACAAATTGACGCATGTTCATTCTATCAAAAATCTTCTTCCATGCTTCTTTTTGAAGCTCAACCTTGTAGGTCTCCATTGATTTCCGTTTATCACCTTCTTGAAGAATTACGTTAATCCGGGTTTTACTAAAAGCAGACGCATAGCTATTTACTATTTGCGCTTGGTCGAACAAATCACCATAGGCTAAAACAGCACTTCGATACTGAGATACAATTTCAAAAATGGCATCGTAACGCATTGGAAATCCGCTATCATCAGACGGAAGCTCGTAATCTTCCATGTCAAACAAATCTTCCATGCCTTCATAATCCATCTTAGAACCTTCTTGCTTCTGTAAATAGATTAATTCAACTTCTACAGCCGTTTTCCGCTCAGCGTCTACAAAACAATTGCCGACGTTTTCTATACTGCCATAATTCGAAATTAAAGCCTGTAGTTCCTTTTCATCTTGTACGCGGGTTTCTGATTGGTTTCTCTCTGAAAACCCCCTTAAAGCTACCATCGTAGCGCCTGCAGGCAGAATGTGCCATAAGTGCAAAATATGTTTCCTAGCATGCCTAAAAGGTGGGTTCATTATTACGGCATCAATTCCGTATAAATCCTCCCTAGTAAGTTCTAAGCAGTTCGACTTTAGAAATTCATCGGCCACGGCATCAGCCAACAAAGCGAGATGCGGATCTATTTCGCAATACTTTACCGTAACCGCTGCATTTCTTTTTGCCGCGAGTACTAAATCACCTTTGCCGGCACTTGGTTCTAAAACATTCATACCGTCTTGAAGCTGTAACGCTTCAACCATTTTTTGAGCGATTCGCTCCGGTGTAGGGTAAAATTGAAATCCAAACATTTTATAGTGTTATTTGCTAATTACCCTAACAAGATAGTAAACAATTATTTACTTTCAAAGACTTTTAGTAAATAATTATTTACTTTCCACTTTAGCCAGGCACCTAAAAAAAGGCCGTGATTTTGCTCTCAAAATCACGGCCTTTTTAGTTACTCCAGATCTTAAAGACGACCCTAAAGTCATACCTTTTATCTCAGGACTAATATTTCCCGTAGCAAACCGCCTACAGTCTCATTTTCCCAACTGGATCCCCTTTAACCAATGATACAGCGCGCTTTTGGGCCTTCTGCCAATCTTCACGTCTGCACACCTCTTTAGAATTCAGAAAGAGCTCAGTTCGAAGTTTTTTGGTTTTGACGATTTTCACAACCTCACCAATCAAAGCATGCAACTCGAACGAAATTTCATGCATTGTACCGTCGGGATCTACACGTATAAAACCTACTCCATTTTCTTTGTACCATTTCCTGTATCTACTTCTTGAAGCCATAGGCTAGCTTTTCTTAGATACCTTTTTATGAGGCTGGTGTGCCTTCAGAGCAGCCAACACCAGATCCGCAACTTCCTCTGTTTCCTCTGGAGTTTGCTGTGGAATTACATCGCAAATAAATCGCTTAACACTAAATACCCTGTTAGGTTTCTTTTCACCTTCAATAATGCTGATAACCCCTTTTCTATCTGGGCCATCTTTAATAAAAGCCATACTTACACAATTTAAATTAATAGCACCGGTATCAGGATTCGAACCTAATGATCATCCCCTCAAAAACTACTTGACCAGCTGCCCTCTGCAGCTACCGGTAAGTGCCAGACCTAATTTCCGGCAATTGGTTTTCTATTTACGCGATTTACAGGTGATAACTAAACCCGAACCAGATCCAGATAGCTTTATATCGATATACCAGTGCTCTTGTATACTTTGTCCAATCGCGAAAAGCTGAGCATCACTCAGCTCAGTAGTATGTGCTAAGACGCTACCTGAGGTTTCGGTTATCCTTCCAATCTTTAGTACTCTTCTAAAGAAGTTTTTTAACTCACTTACTGTCTCCATTTTATTTACGTTTCGATTAATAGACTTGTAATCCTTCTCGCAGCTACCTTTCCAGAACCACTCGCAGCTGTTAATGGCATGAGCACTATTGCAATGACAGGATTCCATTATAATGGCTAATGAAATTTCCTTTTAGCCGGTTTTAAAGGCTGTGAAGTGAAAATGGCGTAGATCCCTGGTTGACCGATGTCCTTAGAAGCGATCTTAAAAGATTGCGTTTCTTCAGGATCCAAATCCAAACTTGAAAGCAGATCCCGTACTATACCAATATGACTAAAACTTAAAGCGCCGCCAGATTTCCCTCCCAACTGAGGAGAATTGGATTCATCTGGATTCAAGATCACGAACCAATCTTTCGGGCTTTCTTCATCCTGAGCAAGTGTGATATGCTGTTTAACCTTGAGCTTAAGTAGATCAACCAAAGAACGATTGAAGGAGATAACACCAGACGAAGTAACTGTTAATCTAGGCTCCAGGGCCTTATACGTATTTCGCTGGTAAATTTTTAGTTTCATCGAGTGTAGAAAAACAAGACCCCCAGGGACTACACTCTTTCCCCAGGGGTCAATAAATTCATTTACCATTTTCGAGTGTAGTTGTCCAAAAGTAAACTTATTTATTTACAATCGTAAATAAAAGTTTACTTTCTTCAATTGATAGAAGAATCAATGGAGAACTGGCTAATCTGCTTAGCTGATGAAATAGCCAACCACTTCGGCCGGCACATATAGTATTTAAAAGCATCTGAGAAATTCGTACTGAGTCGCATTAGCTTATCAGGATCCCCCATATACCTTTGTTCCGATGATTTGTCTTTCTGCGTTCTAGTCCTACCTCGAGAATCTACTTTGAATATTACCCGAGCTTCTCCCATACTGGAGAGAAGCATCCGGCAATTGTATTCGTCAATAAGCAATTTGGGTAAGCCCTTCTTTGTGCCGGCCATTACATCTTTCATAAGATTGTACTCTTGCTCATGTGTTATATCGCCCTGGTTCCGACTTTTTAGATTTACAATCCATCCCGTACTTCGGCCATCTTTGTCGAATTCTATTGCCTTCTTCATTAAGGTCGCAAAGTCCATTTTCATGGATCGGTAGTTGTTTGCTGCTCGGTCATAATACAGATCCAGGACCTTAAATTCATGACCCTTAAAAAAGTCTCGAAACTCCCTTCCTAAATCTTCCGGCTGATCAGGCGCCACAGTTGCAAATTCCATCAATATCCGAGTCCAAGACGCATCGCTGGCCGTCTGGCCTATTACCAAGGAATTCTGATTACCTGCATCATACCCTGCTTCTAAACGCATTTTGGAGTCACAATACTTTAAGCCTTGGCTATCGTGCAGTACACGGTTACCGAGTTTAAATTGATCTAAATAGTCATATCGATAGCCATCTTTAAACTTGTGCTTGGATCCAAGGAAAGGGTAAAACTTACTTTCATCCGGAACTGTGGGCTTAATACCTAAAATTGCAGTGCGAAATTCGTTTATGCCCAGTTTGTCCAGCTGATCAACAAAATATTGAATGGTCAGATTATCAACGTTAATCAATGAACTGGCTATTAAAAAGAATACTGACTTCATGCGAACCTTTCGCCAGCGTTTATCCCATAACTCCAAGCGCTTTTGAGCCAGAGCGATTTCCCTTTTATTCTTGATTGGATCCCCCTTCAGCTCTTCTATTTCGATCCTAATCTCATTAATCACATTAGCAGCTGCAAGGATCAAATTTATTTGCTCTGGATCCATGAACTTATTCATGGCCAGGATCCAGTCATGCTCCCCTATTTCGGGATTGGGCATATCCGTTGTATAGGTGCTTCCTAAATAATATGGCGAGTGTGAGAATCGAACATACTCCCCCCGGATTGCCGCAGTAAGCTTATCTAGTTTCTTTTTATTGAGATACTTTGCTTCATCTCCGATCTGATGTTGATAAGAGTTACCGGCACCGATTGATGGTCTATCCTGGCTGATTACAATGAACGTGGTACCTGTAAATGTTGAAATCGTATGTTTCCATTCAAATACAGGTTTGTAAGGTTTTTTAAAATGACGTGGTGGCTTTTTACCAAGACAGAAATGAATATCCTCAACCCATCCCAGGCGTTCCCATCCTTCAATGATCGATGGGAGAATGTTCTGGTTAGCATTCACGTAGGTGTCTGCGGTAATTGCGACCAATGCACCAGGCAAATCATGACAAATATCGATTATCCGCTCTGATAGAAAATCAGTAGTCTTACCACCAGCTCGTCCGATTATGAGGTACAGATCTTTAGGCGCTATTTGCATAACTGCCTGTTTAAGAACCGAGCCCCATTTTAATTGAACATCATTTCGATCATGTAGTCGATTTACCTTCATCAAGGAATAATTTAGGTTCGTCCACGCCAGCCTCACTGCGCAATCGAATTTTTGCGTCTTCAGTTATATCCCAGCTATCAATTAGCTTAGCCAGTTCGTTGCGACCTGGAGATTCTTCACCCAGCAAACGCTTACTATCAGTGTAAATAATCACCTTCTTATCAAACAGTTCTTCAGGGTAGTCAGCATCCTTAGGTCTATACTTCGCCCTTAAGTTCATTGCTTGAGTTAATAATTTCCCTGCAGTCTCGAATGCCTTTTCCGTTATTCCCGCATTTATGGTGGCATTTGCAAGAGACTCCAGCCTCTGCGCATAGAAATTTGCGTAAGCCTCCAGGCTTGTTTGAGTTTCAACGTAGAAAAATTCGATTGTGTCTTTGTATAACTGCTCAGCCTTGTACTTAGTAAGGTTATATGGCGGCCCCATAAAAAACAGCACGTGATTTTTCCTGGTACCGGTATCCCACCTACGAAGCCTACCTGCCATACTTTCCATTAAAGCCAGGTAACCTATTAGCTCCTCTGGCAGATCTCCAGTCTCACCTTTAGCAAAATAGTTTTCGATTAACTCCAGCTCAACACCGTCTATCTCTTTCGAAAAATTCATAATTGGCCTTCAATTAAACTTGATCGTACTGCCTCATAAGTTTGCATAGACTCTCTTTTCATTTTGACCTGGAGAGCTATCGTATCACCCGATTTCGTATTGTCAGATAATGCTTTATCATCTGAAAATTTCTGCATCAACAACCCCCTTTGATATGACTTGTAAAATTTCGATGTTCGGTCCTGATATGCCTTTCGCACTTCTACAGGATCTAATTGAAGATACACCGCAACCTCATTCACGGAGAAGCCGCTCTCTTTTACCAAGTCCTCAATCTGGTCTAACTGTTCAATACTTAAATCCATAATTTCAAAATGCTTGATTCTTTCGAATGAGAAAATGACATTAACGTCTTTCAACATTTGCCAAACAATCCAATCTAAAATCTAATAGTGATTTACTATTTGCAAAAAGGTATTGCTCATGCCTTGCATTTTCTGACCAATTGCCAGATCCTTCGATAACATAATTTCCTGCACCAGCTTTTGCTACTAATATCTTTGAGTGATTCCAGGAAAGGGTAAAGGACAAAGATGAGTGCCTTTCACTAAGATGTACAAGAGATTGCACAACATCCGGACGCTGATGTTTTAAACTATCCGCAATGACCAGGTTTGCACTTCCTATTGCTCCGGTTTCCAGGAACCGTGCGAAAGCTCCAAGTATACGCTTACTTATGCTAAAAGTACTCAAGGTCAATTCTTGAATACTCCCATGCTGCTCTATGAGATAGGGAATAAAAGTGAAAGCGTTGAATGACCTGTCCGTAAATAGAAACAGAAATTCATCTGGATTTGGCGGATTTATCAAGGCATTTATATTGGCGATCTTTTTCTTATGCAAGGCCAGGTATTTCATAACCAATTTCTGGTCCGCAGCTGGTTCATCTGAACTTGAATCGCTATCCTGGGTTAAATCAAATAATCTATCCATCACTTTAAACTATTCAGGTATTCGTTCAAAGCCTCCAATTGCCACTCTCGAGCCTTTTTAATAGCCTTCCTGTCATTTTCCAAGTCAGGCCTCTTGTTGTCCCTCAGATCCTTATTTACCGCTCTTAGAGACTTCCTAACTGCGTTATACTTTTTCACCAACTCTGGACCTGAAAGTAAAGAGAGCTCCTTTTTAAATTGTTGCCTTTCAAAAATGGAATGCTTTCCCAGGACAATCCCATTATCGCGAAAATAATCCAGCTCACTGTAAATGGAATGTCGTTCTATCCAGAGTTCCTTCAACCTCTCAGTTTTGGCTGCATCAGGAACGTTTTCCACTGATTTTCTTAGTTCAAGTACTTGCTTCCAGACATTAGAAAGGTCGATGGCCAGGGCTTTAAGCTCCGCTGGACAATCGACCTTTGCGAGAAATGGATATTCTTCCCTCTGGTTTAACTTGGAATAGAGGAGCTTTAGCTGCTTTTTTTTTCTTCGGAACCTTTTGCCGCCTTTTCCTTTAGATATTTTAAATAAGCGGCCTGCAGATCTACTTTCTTTTTGGAGGGGCTCTCAAGGTCCAATTCCTTCGCTTTATCCTTCAATTCAAAATATTCTAATGCTTCTACCTGTGCCATTAGAATATCCTCCGGAGATGATCGAGGAACCTTTTTCTCTTGAGAGGCCTTTTCAACCACCTTTTGCGACAACAAACCTTGAATTTGACGGTTGTTAAGGCCGGCTAATTTCCCCAGTTCATAGAAAAGTGAATCTCTGTTATTAGTATTTTCCACCATTCCGGAGAGTCGTCGTGCAAACGCACGATTATAACCTGGTGTTGCTAAATACAGCCTACGCCCTATTTCGAATTCTCTCGAGGTTTTTAAAAATTCCAGGATTTTGGATTCTGCGCTCATCTTAGATCTTTTAACGCAATTTATCCTGGTGAAATCAATTCAAAAGGACACAAAAAAAAACCCTCTGATTTTACTCAAGAGGGTTTCAAGCCTTTAAATGTGTGTTGTTTTAGCTTGTGCCAAATTTACAAATTCACAGCTAATTAGGCACGGGATACTTCGATAAACTTAAATGTTGCTGCCCCATCTTTGAAAGCCTTAAAGGTAATCTGGGATCCAGCAACACCGTTCCAGGTAACTCCATCCTTCAGCAAGAAATCATTCCCTGCAGGGATACTCGCGGGGAATGCTCCACCCGAACCAAGGAAAGTATAGGTTTTACCATCTTCGGCATCGTCCATACCGCTTATTTCCGTTGCACCGGTATTGTCACTTAGCTGGTATTGCCCTTCACCTAAAGCAACGGATGGTGATGTTTCGTCTGCAGCGATAACGGCAAGAGGAGATTCTAAAGTGACATTACCCTTGTAAATACCTGGTACTTTACTCATGGTGCCGGCACCTTCCCAAAGCAACTGCTGACCACGTGCACTGGAGTCGTCCTGTCCAGTAGGTTTTAATTGCATTGGATGGCAAGGATCTCCATAGAGTCGGTCACTGGTTCCGTCGCATTTCTGAACGATTACACCACAATTCTTATTCACCCAGTTCTGAATAAGCTCCATGATTTCCTCTGAATCGCCCGGGTGCATAGAATCCACAGAATGTTTGAAAGCAGTTGAATCCTGATCCCCTTCATTAGCATACGATGGAGCCGTTTTAGTTCTGGTACTATAATACCGCGTCATATAACAACCCGGTTTCATCACTATAGTAGATGGAATCACTACACCCTTAGAATCTCTCGCGTAGCCTGATACCACTTCATCCCATTCAAATATGAGAATATTGTCATTATTGCTGCTAACACCTGCAGCGCCATTCACTGGCTTGTAAACGTCAATTTTTGTGTAAGACATTTCTTGAAACTTTAAATTAAAGAAAAGCCGGCCCTGAAAAGGGCCGACTATTATTAGGCAACACTACGACCAAGTTCAACAAACTTGCCGCTCTGGTAGATTACATCTATCCAGTTACCATCAGCCAGGGTAATTGCAGCTGAGATACGGCTGAACTTACCTGTTTTGGCGATAGTGGTAGAATCTGCATTACTTCCACCCTCAATACGATATTTCTCATTTTCAATCGCATTGAGAATATCTGTAAGCTCAGTTGCTTGAGTGTTATCGCTGGTCACAAATCGAGTGCCATTAGCAGCATCGGCAGTAGTAGCGTCAGCATCTAATACCACAAATTCAGGCTTTAATAGATTTTCATTTCTAAGGATCTCTACAAACTTACCGTCGTCGGCTCGCTTGTAAAGTTTGATCATCACATTCTCCTTTAAGGTAATATTGCCGGCCAAGTCAAAGTTTCCACCGTTGGCAATTGTCGATGCATTTACGGTACCATTTCCATAGAGGTAAACATATTCACCATCAGAAACATTTAGAATATTGGTGATAGCAGTAGCACCTGCATTAATCCCTACCTGAAGCTCGTTATGATACTGAGCATCTGGTGTAGTTGCTCCTGGTTCAATTGGAATGTAGTTATTGAGAACAATCTCGACATCGTTTGAAAAGAAAATCTGGCTTGCATCGGTCATTTCAGTTCCGACCGGCCACTTGTAGCCGAAAGCATATACATGAACCCCAATTCGGTAATCAGCATATACCGCAAGATCTCGTTTGGCCTTTTCAAATTGGAAAAGATTTTCTTCGCCAGGTTTACCTTCCAGCGTAGCAATATTATCATCTGGCGTAATAAACATCAGGTCACCAATGTCACCATATAATGGCACTATGCGAATATTGTCGTAACGATCAACCGTCATTTTCCCAGGTACATAGGTAGGCATAGTCCCCTTTAATTCTTCGCGCTTTTTATGGTAGGCCTTTTCCCAATCAGGATCCATGTATAAAGCCATGCCAGGTAAGTCTCTCCAATACTTAGGAACACTTTTAACTAAATTTTCTACATAATCATAAATATTTGCCTGAGTGGGTGTACCAAGGTCATAGGTTAAATACTTACGCTCTTTTTGAGCCACTTGGATTAATTTCAGTAATCCATTGCATTTATGCAGATATGAACCTGGCGAAGTAGCATCGTCATCAGTAGGGAAAAACGCACCCTTGATAAGGGCGATTTCATCTTCTTCTACTCGTTTTTTCATTACCTCATTCATCAGGTAAGCCACGAAAGACATTTTGAATGGAGAGGCCCCTTCTTCATTTAATCGACCTAACCAAGTTTTCTCAAGCTTTTGAAGGTCATTCCCATTAAATTCTAAATCAATTTGAATATCAAATACTTTAGCCCGTTCAGGTTGAATCGTAAACTTACCTTTTGGTAACCATTTCTTTTTTCTTGCCTGGGAAACATCCCCAACAAACAGGTTAATATACCAGGCCTGGTCCTGAACTCCAGACAAGCGTTCCCAAAAATCGGGCAGACGACTAAGGCCTCTTAAAAACGATACCCTTTTATTCAGGTCCTTCTTAAAATAGTCACCAAAGTCAGACTTAATCTGATCAACATCTACCTCGCTAAAAGTCGCTGCTCCCACTTCTTGGAGCCCAGCAGCGCGCTTATTCCAAGGTCGGTTTTCATAGGCATCCCATTGGTTCCCGGATGCAAATAAATGCGTATCTGAATGCTTCATGCCGTTAATTTTCGAGTTGATTAATTCCGCCAGTTCAGACTCCGGATCCGCGGATAGTTTCTCGATCAACGTTTTGTTCCCTTTAAGTGTAGCCTGTAAGGCATTAATTAGGGCACGAGTTGATGGCTTTGTTTCTTTCTCACCACCACCTTCTTCAGAGGCTTCAACATCTTGTTCTTCATCTTCAGCTGCCTCAATATCATTATCCTTCAGCAACTTAATGAGCTGTTTGTAAGTGTCCTGATTTTCCTCGCGGAGTTGAGCTATTCGACGTTCGTTCTCAAAGGCTGCATTTGCTGAATCGTTGATCGCTTGAATTTGCGATTCATCCAAATGTTTCTTCAGAATGGCTACTTGATCATCACTCAGATCCAGTTTCCCATCCTTTTGTGGTAAGCTATTTATACCCAACATTGTGAGTACAATAGCCTTGATTTGATTCCAGTTTTTCATTTTATGGAAATTGATTAGACATGTATTTATGAAAGAGATTCTTTGAGAATAGCAATCCGTGAGAGCTCCTGCACCTTGTTAATCGCAGTATTTAAGTCCCCTATCTCATCGATGAGTCCAAGCTCCATAGCTTGATCTGCGAAAAACATTTTGCCAGTCAACACACCTGACTCATTAGCCTTAATTGACGGCCGTCTTGCTTTAACATGATCTTGGAAACGAATTGCTAAAGGAGAGAGAAGCTCCCTTTTAATTAGGTCATATTTCCCCTTTAGTAGTAGCTCGAAAGCTTGATTCTTATGCTCCGACTCAGGTGCATATATTTTATGAAACTTAATTCCTTCAGCTTCCAGCTTTGGCTGAACATCTATAAGTCCTATAACCACACCAATGGATCCGAATCCAGCGGAAATGTTGTTTTCTGCAATAATGTGATCAGTACTTGAAGCAATCCAATAACCAGCTGATGCAGCTGTATCACAGAGAGAAACGACCGGCTTTTTTGAGGATAATAAAACCTGCTCCAAAGGAGCAATAGAGTTCACTGCTCCGCCTCCAGTATCTACTTTAAGTATAGCCCCAATAATTTCGTCTCTCCGGAGATAGGAATCTAAAAATTGCGCCAACTCAAATGTTCCGTAATGACAAAGACCTCCATATTTGGTCATTACACCGGTTAGATCTAATATTAAAATTGAGCCTTCCTCTACTGGTCTTTCTTCTGTAGGAACATATTTTTTACCATCGCTATCAACGAACCCGATCACCATGGACGGGATTAGATTTTGCTCAGGCATCATGCCCTCCAGGGTTCCATTCACCAGGTGACGAAGAAATATAGAATACGAATTCCAAGCATCCGGATGTATCGCCCAGCTCGCCTTCAGGATTGAAGCATATAGTTTGTTATAGTCCACAGTAATTTGCTTTCTACAACTCTAAAGCCTATTCAGGGAATGTAAAAGGACTAAAAAAGGGGAGCCATTGAATAGCTCCCCTCCCCGATCCGGCAATTGCATCCTTATTACAAGCCTTATCTTCTGTATTTCAACCCTTTAAAGGTTTTCGGATTCCATATTTTGTGTCCCGTAATTTGCCTTTTTTCTTACGAGCCTGTCAATCAATGTATTAGACTCATTTTTTGGCGCTTCCGAGATTATCCCGACTTTTTTTTTGGCGTAAGCGGTGCTTTTAAGCGGAAAATTTGATCGATGATACATTTTACTTATGCGCTCGTAAGTATATTCAGTATTGTGAAGGTCATAGCGTTCTATAAAATCCAGAATCGCTTTTTTCAATCCCCCACGACGTTCGGATGCAACCCTTCCGGCGATGTAAGACATCAAATGATTATCAAAAGTAATTTGGTACAGATTATTAATTAGATCAACGCCTGCTGGATCCATCACTAGCTCGCTATATCGACCATCCTCCATCAAAGGCTTATTACTATTTCGCTTTGGCACAGAAATAGTCAAGCTGAAACCCTGCTTCACCTCCTTAATGTTCGGATAGTCCGCTCTAGTTAAGATCAATCGAATTAACTCACCATGCGCTGACTTGAGATTAACGTATAAAACCTTATGCTGCAGATCGTCGCTTTGAAGGACCTCTCCTTTAATACTATGAAAGAGGAAAAGCGCTAAATGTGGCCTAAAAGGAAATGTTACAATTTGCTGGGACGACATATTCTAAAATTAACAAACGTCAATGATAATTTACTGTTGTCAATACTATCATTTACCAACAATCAACTAACTCAGTAGGAACCATAACGCAATTAGGAAAGCCGAGAATTTTAACAACGCCTTTAACCAGGTTGGCATTCCATGAATTAGCCTATCTGTGAAGCTTCGCCCTGAATTACCAGCATAGAAGAATCCAAGATCCTTTCGTCTTAGATTTAGGATCCCATCCAACCAAATCCACCGCCAAAATGCAGCAGCCGAAAGCCAGGCACCCAGTTTGGTAAAGACCAGAAATTCGAATCCCAGGACAATCCCTGCAGAGGATCCCGCTGCCAGGTAAAAGAACAACCAGGTGAGAACATTTATAACCTTCCGGTCCTTGTCATAGTTCCTTTCCTGGAAGCCTGCTCTTTGATTGACCCGGTAGAATGCATATTCTCTGTATCCCTCAAAGAGTGGGTATATTATTGCCAAACAGAGAATTAAAATATCTAAGATATTCATACTGCTGTCAAAATGTTGGAAGTATCATAATTTGCCGGCAACACCAGGATGCACTCCCAGTCTCCATAAACCTCAGGTTCAATTAGAGATCCTTGTTCGTTAAAAATGGCCGGTGTAGTTACCAGCTGCGTTAATACCCCCACAATGAAGCGTTCATGTGGATTAAATGTGCGCTCATAACCATTTGGCCAATTAGGATACACAAGCTCACCATTCCAGGTAAGGGCTTTAATATCTATTTCAATGGCTTCTTTAGTTCCCTGCAGTGGGACTTGTTTTAAGTTCATAATGGAAATGTTAAGAGAGTATTTCGATTGCCTCTGCTTCTGAGATTACCACCGATTCAAAAGCTAAATCTTTGGTGCTTAGTTCAAACTTATTATCTCCGGAACTAATTAATACCCGAGTGATTATATGACTAGCTGCAAATGAATAAGATGATCTAAGGCCGGTATTATCATACACTTTCAGGTCCTGCCCATTAAAAGTGATAATCAGATCAGTAAGCTGAATCGGGAGATTCACATAGTTCAGGCTAACCATATCATAGGATGTAAATCCAGCATCCAGTCCCCACAGTGCTAAAATGTTTGTGTTTGCCGCATTTTTAAAGACAATTGCATTATCTCCGTTTATAGGACCACTGCTATAGTTCGTCACCTTAAGACGCATACTGAATACGCCACCGGCCCCAAATAATCCCTTTGTTATTAGGTCCGATAGATCAATCTGATTTGCCGACCTGGTTAATGCCGCTCCGGTAGTTCTAAGTAAATCGGTAGGCAGTAGATCTTCGGCCACATCTCCCAGAAATACGGATAGTGCTGTTACCTCGATATAAGTGCCAATAGTTGCATATTCTCCTGTAAGCTGGCGAACGGCAAAGTTTTTATTGGATCCACTTGTTTGAGTTTGTTTCAGAACAACCATATACTCGCCATTTCCAAGGGAGATTGACTTTACAAATGTGCTGCCAGAGTGATTGTTTCCAATGTAATAGCCTGTCGAGTCAACGATGGGAGCATTGTCTCCGCGTCTAATTATTGCCGCAAATGTGTAGGTCTGTCCATCGATTAAAATCTGGTTCAGAGAAAGAAGCTGGCTAGAGGAAACACTACCATCAATTCGGGCCTTATTTTCGAAGAGGCCACAACTCCAAGCTTCAGCAGATATGATACGATTTGCTCCACCCCAGTAAGCTTCTTCTGGATCTGACGAAGTTATCAAGTTGGCCAGCTGAGGCCTCATTAATACCTTGTAGCAATTATCACCTGGTTTTTTACTCCAATCAGGAAAATTCGCAGCTACTTCGGTTAACTTTCCATTCACATCATAAACAATGGCTCCTGAAGTAGCTCCAATATTTGGTCTTGAAAAATCAGCTAAAATCAGTTGATCCAAATCAGGCTCATTCGGATCCTCAGCACTACCTATCGATTTAGCAAAGGCTAGTTTAGCGATTTGAAAACCGTCCACAAAGGCGGTTTTAAAGGTTGGGAAAATATTAGGCATTGTAAATGTTTTGACATGTGGATACTAGGCACTCACGTGAAGGAATGGTGAAACCTTTCTCAGCTAGTTCTACGATCAGAGGTTCCAGGATCCAATTGAATGGACTTCCTGTTGGATCATAGATTTTTAGGCTTGTAGCCTCTAGGCATGGAATTGGCACTTCGAATCCTGAAGCAACCAGAGCTGTATATAGCTCAGTTGTAAAGGATGGTCCTCCACCCCTCTTATTTCCAACTGTGGCTGTTGCTGATATTATACTCATTCTACTCCTGGTAAATAGATTCCATAGTTTCGATAAAGCAAGGGATGTTGGGTATTGTAAAACCTGAGATAAGCAGGGCACTTTTAACCGTTGCCTGGAAATCAGTATACTGATAAGGCTGGCCTCTTTTCGTTCCTATTACCCTCCCAACAAATAAGCTCATTGCTGCAGACCGATAATTATTGCACTTGCATCAATGGTAGTTCCATCTTGTTTAATAGCCTTAATGGCACTGGCCCGCCAATCTTGATTGGCGGTAAGAAACAAAGGCCGATAAACATCCTCATGATCAAGAAGGTAGTTAACCATCACTACTCCGCTAATGGTACTCCTGATTAATGCCCCATTAGGATCTTTAATCTTACAAAGACCTCCATTGAAGGTACAGGTCACAGTTTTATTGGGCTGAAGAATAGTTCTCATATTATTTGTCCTTCGATTTTAAAAGAATTTGCTGCATAGGCACGAATCCAAACGCTGCTGAAAGGAAATTCGATTTCTACAGTAGCATCCGCTACTCCATTTATTTTAACCCCACCTGTTGCGGTGATCATTAGCCGGCCATTTGCATTTCGCTCTACTACTACAGAAAAATCTACCGGTACTCCAGGATCTATTTTCACCGTTACTAAACCTGCCTGCTGAGACCAAAGGATTTTCTGGTCATAGGTCTTATCATTGATGGTTACCGTACCGGAGATTTCGACGGAAGGAACCTTAAGCATATTGTCCCAGGTCGTAGTGACTGAGTTATACTTAAAAAGTTCGAATGTGGATCCAAGTGGTTTCTGCCAAATTTTTCGGGTATCACCTGGTGCAGCTGCTCCCACATGAATGGGATACAATTGATCCAGTTGAATCCATACAGTGGATACCGCATCATATATCTTGTAGACGGGATCCGGCACTACACTGGTGTCATACCAGAGCTTCGTGAGATCTGCAGGTGCTGCTGGCCCAACATGGGCTATATTGAAAAGAACATAAATGCTCTGCCAGGATCCAGCAACATAAAACCGAAAATCTGAAACATTATTCATGTCTGGGCCCACCGCCCACATTGCTGCCTTATTATCTGGCGCATTTTCATGAACCACTAAAGCAGACACATAACCTTTACCTACGGGGTATTCACTCATGCCTGGATTAATTCGGTTTCATTGATATATAAATAAGGAGAATCTGGCCCGATGACACTAAAGGATCCATCACCAGCCAAGCTATAAGTGTTATTATCCCCATATAGTTGCTGCAGCATCCCTTGAGCCGTAATTTTAAATTGAGGAAGCCATTCAACGGATTGAATGCTTTTAGAGTCTAAAAAGCTCCACGTGAGCGCGGCTCCTTTTGAGCTTAAACTATTTCTATAGGTAAGTCGAGCGCCTTGGTATAGGTTACCCATCATTAGCTTACGACCATCCTCCAGCACCATAAGCACCAAGTGGCGCGCTCTAGCGTAGTCTTTTAGCTGTTGGCTTATTTTCAGGAAATCCCCAGGTAAAAAGCTCTTTAAGGAATATTCAAATCGCGTTCCTTGATTTGTAAGTTGAGTAGACTCGACTAATTCTATACTGCTCGATGTATGATATACATTATCCCAGGTTCCTGAGGATAATACGGGCATTTTAAGACCTGCACTATTGCCATTTAAGAAGTATGACAAATTCCGCTGAAACGTGATCAGCAGATACTGCACTTTGTACCTGTCTATTTGCTTTGTTAATGCGGGCATGATACAAATGTGGGAGTATCATACCCGCTTGAAAAGGACACTGAATTAATTCGATTTTCGATCCCCCCCGGGATTTTTACTCACCTATCTCATTCTTTATACTGAGATAATGGAAGTACGCTGCATCCTTTTCTTCATTTGGAATTCGCTCATTCGAATTTACGAGATTAAGCATCGCCTTAGCATGAATAAGTGCTCTATCGGCAGGGGTAAAAATCTCTCGTAAAACCTGAGCAGGTTTACTTGATTTTGCCATACACATTAATTGAGGTTAGGTATTCTACAATATAAAGAAACAGCTCCATACTGCTGTAATTGTGTAATTACCCTCATAATTGCTTTTAAACGATTGATTTTTAGATGTAAATCATCAAATCGCAAGTGTAACACTACCACAGGACCATTTTGTAATTCGCGAATTCCGCATTACATCTTTCTTTTCTAATTACATTTTTTCTGTAATAGTCACTAAAAGTGTAATACAACTGTAACCACCCTGAGCCGTTGTACAATCGCATTTTTCGGCCATTCGTTACACTATTACACTTTTTTAGAATAAAAAAGTTATAGAGGGTGAAAGGGAGATAGGGAGAGGGCGCTCTTAAGGCTTTCTAAGCGGTATTTTGCATTATCAGAACGATGGGAAAGGAAGAGGGCGCTGCCGGCATTAGCGGTTTAGTCCTGGCAAAGCTTGGAGTCCTCTGTCTGCGTTCCATAACGTCCCTAATTACTCTGGCCATGATGATCCTGATAAGCGGCCAAACAAAAACGCTTATTATGAATACCGTCAACGAAATTTCCCTTACTTACAAACCCACCTTTCTTTTCGATAATGTCAAAATCAGTTCCTCAGATACGGCCTACCGAATCCTTAAAAACATCTGGCCCGATGACCTAAACCTTTCCGAATCCTTCTACTGCCTGCATTTAAACAATGCCAATAAAGTCGTAAACGTGCACCTCGTAAGCAAAGGTGGGATCACTGGGACACCGGCTGATCAGCGCTTAATTTTTGGGACAGCTTTAAAAGCTGCAGCAACGGCAATTATCCTCGCTCACAATCACCCCTCCGGGACTTTAAGACCCAGCGTGAGTGATGACAGAATTACTCAAAAATTCAAAGAAATCGGTGAGTTAATGTTGATCAAAGTAGTAGATCACATTATAATTACTGAGGATGGCTATTTCAGCTACGCAGATGAAGGAGAGCTCTGATGCTCTCCTTTTCTTATTCTACTATTCAATCATTCATTTGGACCAAATGTAAACCTGGTCTTTGCACGATTTGATGCATATTTGCCCTGACTAACGAGATGGCGGAATCTCTGAATAACCGCAAATCACATAAGGCCAGGGTGGGATAGCTATATCCAAATCTATCCGCGTTATTCGGTTCGCCGGTCTCGTTAGTCACACCCTGGCCCCATATTAACCTAGTATTCTCAAATGACTAACGAGACAAATCAAAAGGTTAAGTTGACCGATAAGGAACTTAAAGCCCTCGAGCTAATCAAAGGCAAGGGGTCAACTGATGATTCGGGATTCCTGGACAGCTTATCAACGTTCCTGGACAACTATCCAGAAACCCACGTTTCACTTCAACCCCACGAATTACAGCTTCTCAATTGGATCGTCAAACACGATTTAAAAATCGATGAGCCCACTATTCAGGCATTGGCGGAACTAGAAGCCATTGATCCGGAAAAGGTTTTAAATACCTTATCCGAATTGAATGCTTTGTCTAGTAATCAAAGCGCAGATTATTCTAAACCTCTTTCAATGCTGCAGCAATTCCTATTTAATTGGACTGCATGCCTAAAACATCATGAGCAACAGCAAAAAATTCAATCTGATTTAGAATAACTCCTGCTTTCGGACAATCGTAAACCTCAGTAATTACTGGGGTTTTTTATTTTACAGCACTTTAACTTGATACTCGATGTTCCGGATTGATTTGATAGCTGTATTCCTGTTTACTGTAACTTCTCTGTTTGGGCAATGGACCTCTGATACCATAAGAGATCCTTTTACTGATGTTACACGAATCTATACCCAATTTCAGGGGGAGGGAGGGGTGAAAATTGAGATCTTTAGAAAAGATGACGGCAAATACTGGATCCAACTCACCGTTCCGTCTGACCAGAGCTTTAATCCGGACGGATTATTTGAACTTCTTGTAGACACTGGTAAAACTCTCGAGATAGATCCTATTAAATTAAGGCGAATTGGAACTATCGTAGGTAAACCTCAATTTTTATCTGATGGAAATTCAGTTGCCTTTGTGTTGTTCAATGGAGAGTCACTAACTGATTGCGGTTTTATTGGTCAGCTTTTAAAAGGGGAAAGGCTTTTCATCAGGTACCAGGTATCCGACCTAAAAAAGAAAATGCATCAGATTAACCTGGAGGGATGCTCTGATGCATTATTGAATAGTTTCACACTTCGTGATTGCCATTAAGCTGATCACCTAATTTCATTCTAATTTCAGCTGATCCGGTACATCAAGCTTCTTTGTTTCATCTGCGTATTTCATCGCCGATAAAGTAAGCTTTGCATTATTAACTATTACGGTTCCTAAATCTGCAATTGCTCCCGCCCGGGACAGCTCTTCTTTTAATTCATCACCGGTTAATTGTTCTTCACCCAATTTCTCCAATTGAGCAAAAAGGTGATTGTTTAAATCACTTAACTTGTTCCTCGCCATCTTCTTTTGATTTAATTGATTTCCTAAGCATGGCTAAACCTGCCATGGCCGGCACAACTTCCTCAGGAATATTTAGTTTCGAATTCCTTAACATATTTTCTTCCCTCGAGATTAGTTCCAAGTTTTCTAAAGCACAATTATTCGGATCTCCATCTTTAAATCTTAGGCACCAGCCTATTGGAACCTCACCATTGGCTTTCTCCCAAATTAACTTATGCTTTTGGGCCTTCACACCATCTGATAACTTGACCCACCAATAGCCCCCAATGAAACTTTCATGCCCCATCTCCTTGGTATTATGTGGCTTTGAATGCAATTGAAACCGTGTCGCTTTTGTTCTTTCTATACTCTCTGAGGACATATATTGAGACTGCTTTAAACCTTTATTATAAGGAACTTGCCCCTTTTGAAACCTCGTTGAATTAGCCCTTTTCTCAAGTATCTTTTCTGAAAGAACGAGATTCATTTCCTTCATTCTACTTTTTATTAAGGTCCTTGATAATCCAGTATTTCTTGCCATTTCCCGGATAGGCATCTTTAAGTAGTTTTCTATGATATACTTGATTTCCTCAGCTTTCAATACCTTTTTTGCCATGATTGTCTGCTAAATTTCCTTTTGTTGCTTTTGAGCGGGCATCAATCGTCCTGATATAGATGATACCTGCTCTTATCATCGGAAGTAATTCCTCCTTAGTGGTGGATGGCTTGACATATTCAAACCACAAACTACCAGTATCCGTCAGGATCCAATACGGCATCATTTCTATTTTCTCCATACGCTTTGGATCCAGGAAATCCTTCAAGGATTCAGATCGTACAAGATCATAGTCAAGCTTTCTCCTTATTGGCGTTCCAGGCACTTTATTCGATTTAGAATGGAATGTCGTCATCGGAAATATCGTCTATGCTTTCAGCTAAAGGAATTTTAACGCCCTTAAAGTCCACTAGATGATTCTTGAAAGCTTTCACGTAGATATGCTCTGTACTGGTGCCACCTACAGACCTTACAAGTCTTCTATTCGCGTCCGGATTAAGCGCATCCGGATTTAACTCGTAGCCCTTATACTTGCAATACACAATGAGGGACTTTTTAAATCGATTGGGCTTAGCAAAGGTGCGTTTAGCTGATGGGTTCTTCTCTAGGAAATCGTTGTAAGCGTCCTGTCGTATTATCCATTTATCTGCATTACCCTCTTCACCGAAATAAATATCCGCCCAGTCTAGAAACTCCTGAGTCATTTGTGTTACTTGATTCCGCTTATTAACGTTTTCCATCGGCGGATCAATTTTATTTGGAAAGGTTAGATACACCTTTAAACAATGTGCCATGGTGTTTAAAAAGCTATTCCACTCATCATCTGTGAAGTCCGTAAAGAGATTCTTCCCAAACTCATCTTTTGGAGTCCATGAGCCTCCGTATTCACCGTCCTTATCAACATGGTAATAGTCTGAAAAAACCGTAAACAATAATCTTCTGTGTGTACTTACAGAATCGTCTCTTAATGCATAATTACTTGTGATCGCAATCTTCGGCACATCATCAAAAGGAATCTCGTAAGGAGCCCCAAACTTCGGATTGACAGTCATTGCACCAGTCAGAAGTGGGTAGAAAAACCCAAAATCCAGCCACTTGTTAGCATCATCCACAAAAAGATAACTGGTGTGACTGGTCACATTATGGAACACATGCGGATTATCCAAAAATTTCGGATTTCGTCCTTCTAAATAAACCGAATTCATGAACAACCTGATTGCTCCAAAGGCAATCGACTTACCAGTTCCACCATTCGATTCTCCAAATTCACTAATCTTATTATCCATCGCGAACACAGCCCATGTCTTTGAAGGATCCTTGTATTTATGCAGGAGGTAACCTAGCGTATACATCTTATTTATCAAGTGAAGCCTTTGCTCTCTCTTCTTTTCCTCTGACAGCTCTCCACCACCTCTTTGCTTAAGCACTTTCTCTTCGTGCCAATGCACTCTACTTGTATTAATGAGATACTTCAAGAAGAGGCAGCTTTGATCGTTAATCTTGATGTCATAACTACCTATTTCTTCATCATAGAATACATTAAACGGATCCTCCAGCTTTTTGACCTTTCGTTGGATCACTTCTTCCTCCCAAACATTTACATTCACACTGCCTGGCTTCTTCTCCTCTATTCCATTTTTAGTTACTTCCCATATCATATTTTTAAAGAAGAACATCTGTGAATCCTTTGTACTGTCATTAAAATCTACTTCAATAAGCTTAAGATTGCTTAATGATTGTTCGGCCAGAGCTGTCCTTGAACTGTAGAATTTATTTCTTAAGCGAGGATTCGCTTTGATGTCTTCCAGGTAATCATTTACAAAAGCTTTGATCCCAACAGGATCTGTCTTTCGTACAATTCCCTTATCGATATGGATATAGATATACCCCGTTTTAACATTTGGCAACTGGAACCGATAAAATCCGTTCGCCTGGAGAAAATTGTACATCTGTAGTGGATTTAAAATATAGTCTTTTCCTGTGTTTGTATGTTTCTCATCCCACATTCGATAGGGAAGTGCAACATTCTTAAGTTCTTTTAGATTATAAGCTGAATAATGATTCAGATAATCTCTCACATCTTTGCATGGGTTTCCCCGGTGATCCTTACGTTTCTTTAATTGATCCGGTAACCTGATCAGGTGGAGATCTAAGTGTTGCATACCGAGTTTATGCTGAACTTTAAGGCCAGTGTCGTCAATATCCCCTAAGTAATAGACCTTATACGCAAGCGTAGTCAGTTCTTTCATTATCTTTTTGGAAATATCCGCAGTCTCACTATTAAACCATACTACGGTAGATTTAAGAGCAGCTTCGGTTGAGAGTGCGTCTCTATCCCCTCCACATATTATGATTTCAGGTAACTTCTTGTCCTTCCTGGCTTCTTTTGCTTCCATTTCATCCATGGAAGCATAATCCTTTTCACTTACGTTATTTAAATCATCCTTTTTTATCCTGGCCAAGCTTAGTCCCATAACATAATCATCAGGACGTTCCCCGAAGTATCTGAACCTTTCCTTTTTCTCGATTGCCTTAGGTTCAAGACGTTTGCCCCACTCAGTTCCATCTTTCCCAAAAATGAATTGAAAAATCGGATACCTGTCTGTACTTTTAAAGACATGGGACACCATCTTGTTTGTTTTCTTATCTCGTTTGGTATAGGTATAAGATTCTAATGAAAACAACTTATGACGCTTACATTGTTCTGCCTTCACTCCTGGTCCCAGAACTGCTAGTTCTGCATTAGTGAATTCCTTCACTTTCCACGTATACCCTTCCTTTGCATCATCATCTTCTGGAATCTTTTCATAACCTTTCTGAAAACCTGAATCTGGCTGAGTGTCCTCTATTATTCCGAAGTGAACGGATAGGAATTGTAGAGCTTCTCTAAATTCCAGGCCTTCTTCATCCATACATATTTGAATGCCATTGCGAGGACGGGCATATTCGGCATTCCCAAAATCTGTTACAACATAGTTTCCATCCTCCAGTTTCTTCAAAGATGCTGAAGCACTTTTCTCAGGGCGAATTTTAAATTGTTTACGTGGATCTGATACCGCTGGTTCGGCTTGGGGATAGTACATTAGGATAATGTCTAAACCACCATTTGTTTTTTCTAGGAGTTGATCTTTATCAATAAACATTAATTACAGCAATACACTTTTATATTCTCGATTTTCACTAAAAAAGTGAGGTCTGATTATCGCCTTTCATCCATAGGTAAGCCTGAACATCCTTACACCTGCGACACTTGCCATGCTTAGTATTTTCGCACTTGGAACAGGGTCTATTTAGCTTAAGGGCCTCCTTCTCTTCCAAAGTTGGCGGTCTGCTTTTTAACCTTGAAAACTGCTTATCTGGTAATCGCCTCTTTTTCATCAATAAGGATCCCAATTGCTTTCAATCGTTCGGATTTATCTAAGTCAGGATATAGCTTAGATTCCTCTATCTGCATTGCTCGTTTTTTCAATTCATCGATGTTGTAATTACACCATCGATATATTTTGACATAGCTATTCAAGGTCTCAGTCATCGATTAATCTTAAAAGGGGTTCCAAGGATAAAATGGCTTTTACGAAATCGTTCCGGGTCAGTATTTCTCACCTGCTCAATCTTTACAATGTTGGCGGTATCGAAAATCCCAGTTATCCTTCTTTGTAGATCTTCAGTGTCTTCCACCGTAAAGTCCAATGGTCCAAAGACCTCATATGCTTGGGCAAAAACTTCAAACTCAATCCTGGTAACGAATGCATTTGTATCCGCGTCTGCAGGTAAATCTTTAGGAGTCCCTTTCATTTCGTGGAAGCAATTGACCAGTCCAACTTTTGACAGTAGTCATGAACTGACAATTCTACAATCTCGACCGGTCTAAATTTGAACTCAATAGCAAATCCATTCAATATCCCGCCATTCTTATACAAAGCCATATTTGCAAAGTGTACTTGTGTAGCTTTATCCAATCCGACACAATCATTGGCAATAATCCCAGAGAGCCTTTGGAGCATAGCCTTTACCTGATTATTGTCCCAGCTTTTAACTAGATCTTTAAACTCTCCAGAACCACTTTCGCATTCCTCAATAAACTTTCTGAAATCCCTTGACCGGCTAGCTACCTTATACAGGATTCTAATCCCATGTTCATGGCTGACTTGATACTTTTCGTAAAACATATTTTACTCTTTAAAATTCACTAATCGCCACCTCGATTAGTGATTCACATCTGTCTGCAGGTGGACAGCTTGGCCGTTTCTTGAATTGGCCGTGGTTAATTTTTCCATTACACGAATCGTGAAGAACAGCTGCACCAGTATCAAGCTGAACATTACCACAAGAATTAAAAACTGATTTGCCTCAACCTTTTGTGCCAAATAGTCCATAATGGAATTCTGCTTTTCTCCTCTCATTTTCTAAAAGCTTTTGTTTTTTATTCTTCTCCTCTTCGGGCATTTCGGAAAACTCTAACTCCTTCAGCATTAGATCCCATCTTTGAAAATCCATAAGACAGAGTGACCTCAAGTATTTTTCATCGAGTTGACTCATTGATAAGTGCTTTAATTTTCGATTCTATTTCTTTCTGCTCTGCCATCATTTCTAATCCGATTATGATGTTTCGCCATGATTCGGCATGCCTTCCTTTGACTGGAGCTATTTCCCTTAAGTCAGGTATCAAAGCCTTCAGGTATTTTGGCAGATTATTCAAATTCCACTTTGAACTTGCCGTTAGGCGGTGGTTAAGCCGATCAATACTTGCTAACTGGAGCTGTTCTATTCCACCGGTGAATCCATGTCTAATTTGATATGATCGCTGCTTAACTAGCCCCCTTATTTTTGTACTTATAGCAATGCAGATCATACGTTTCGCATCCTCTGGCCTCACATATCTTGAGACTAAATAGTAATCCTTCAAGCGCATGATAATGGCTACTTTGCCACTGGCGTCCCACTCAACGGCAAATAGTTTAATCCCTAAATCAGTCATGGCATATATACTTATGGTTAAATGCGAATTGTGCCAACTGAACCGAAGAGGCCGTCCCAGTTTTATCAAATAGTGATTTTCTCGCTTTTGAAACCGTGGCTTCAACAATTCCGAGTTCTGCAGCAATGACCTTTTGAGCTAGGCCTTTTGCAATCATCACCAGGATCTCACGCTCACGAGCTGTGATCCCATAAGGGTTTTTACAAATTATGTTTTCAAAAGGGCACTCGCCTCTAGATCCACATTCATGATAATCCGGATTAAGAGTTCCGTCTTGTTTTAAATCAGGGGTTAAGTCAGATCCACCGTAACGACACCAGGTAAATTGTCTTAGCCGGTCGTCATGATCGACAAGCCCCCACTTATCTAAGGCCTGTTGGGCTTCAGAATCATTCGAGAGCTCGACCCTTAATTGATCTTTGATGTTTTCTGGAACTGAAGAGAATGGCATGGCCATCCCCCTGTACACGACCCCGAGATCTTTTCCAATAGCGACGAATTCAAGATGTTCGTCAAATAACCCCGGGATTAAGCTTGATTTATTCAT